GTGTGCATGGATTGGGTAAATCGACCTTTGGGTCACTTGCCCCTAAGCCTGTTTTTATCCAAACAGAGGACGGCTTAGACACGATTGATTGCCCTGCCTTTCCATTGGCTAAAACCTATGGTGAAGTCATGCAATACATTGAGGAACTAGCAACGCAAGACCATGACTTTAAAACGGTTGTAATTGATTCGGTTGATTGGCTTGAGCCTTTAATCTGGCAACAAGTTTGTGATGAGCAAAATGTAAAATCAATCAATGATATTGGCTATGGTCGCGGATTTGGATTTGCACTTGATATCTGGGCGCAATATATTGACGCACTTAATTATCTTCGCAATGAAAAAGACATGATGATTATTCAGTTGGCACATAGCCATGTTAAGCGGTATGAAAATCCCGAAACAGACGCCTATGACCGATATGAAATGAAATTGCATGTAAAAGCCGCAGGGAAGTTAATGGAGCATAGCGATATTGTTATGTTTGGTAATTATTACACTGCGGTTAAAAAAGAAAAAGACGGCATGAAAGAGCGTAAACGCGCCATTGGTTCGGGTGAGCGTATTTTATATACGTCAGAGCGTCCAAGTGCCACGGCAAAAAACAGATATAATTTGCCGTCAGAAATACCTTTCGACATGGAAGGTCAATACTGGGATACGATTGCCGATTGTATTCCTTACTATAAACAGTCTAACAATGGAAAGGACGAATAAAATGGCAGATCTAGGATTCCAATTTAAATCAGAAGAAGTTGAAGGTGGTGAGTTTGAATTACTACCAGAGGCGGAATATGTTGGCATGTTTACCGAAAGTGAAGTTAAAGACACTAAAGCGGGGACAGGTCAGTATATTCAAATGAAGTTTGAAATTGTTGAAGGTGATAAAACAGGTCGTGTTTTATTTGAGCGTTTAAATATTAAAAACCCGAATGAAAAAGCTGTTGAAATTGCCTATCAAACACTTAAAAAAATATGTGAGTGCGTTAATAAGCCAAACATTCAAGATACGGATGAATTAAACAATATTCGTTTAATTGCAAAGGTTGTTGTTGATGGTGAATATAACCGCATTAAATCATATAAAAGCATAAAAGAGAAGTCCGCTCCTGCGTCTTCGTCCACGGATGGGGCAAAGAAACCATGGGAAAAGTAACAAACTTTTAACAGGTCACTTCTCTGGCGGGGGTGTAATGCCTCCGCCCTCTTTTTATAAGGACGAATGAAATGGTAAAAATCCCGCAACGCTCAACAGTGGCGTTAATCAAAGAACAAATAGAATTAAGACAGGAACGCCAAAACCGTGATTATATAGGGGCTTCTAGCGTTGGTGATGAATGCTCGCGCAAGATTTGGTATCAATATAACAACTATCCTAAAAAAGACATGGGATGGTTGGTGCTATGCGCTATTGAGGATGGACACGCAACAGAGCAAGTGATTGTTAACCGCTATAAAATGATTGATGGCATTGAATTACATGCCGATGATGGCACAGGGCAATTTGGATTTAATTATCTTAATGAAGGTTGGTTTAAAGGTCATTATGATGGCGTTATAAAGGGCTTAATTGAATCGCCCGATACTTGGCACATATTTGAAGTTAAGGCCAAAAATGAAAAATTCTATAATCAATTATTAAAATGCATTGATACACATGGCGAAAAAGATGCATTAAAAAATTGGGATTATTTATATTACTGCCAAGCCGTTGTTTATATGCATATGGAAAAAATAACACGTCATTGCATGGTTGTGTCAAAAGCAGGTGGGCGCGATTTTATTCAAATAAGAACAGAGGAAAACCCGAAACTTGCCATGTCTTTAATTGAAAAAGCCAAGCGCATTAAGGATGCTAAAAATCCGCCCGAGCGCATTGCGGGCAAAGACTATTTTAAATGCAAATGGTGCGATTTTTATAAGGAGTGTCATGGATGAAAAAAACCCCACGTTATTATCAGGCCGAGGCATTAAAAGCCATTGATGATTGGTATGCCGATGGCAATAAAAAGAATCCTATTATCGTTGCCGCCACAGGCACAGGAAAGGCTTTAATTATCGCGGAATATATGCGCCTTGCTATTGAGTATGACCCCAATGTCAGGGCTGTATGTGCTATTGATACTAAAGAACTTGTCCAACAAAATTATAATGAATTATTAAATCAAATGCCCTTTGCACCCGCAGGGATTTATTCAAGTGGATTAAGACGAAAAGAAAAAAACGCACAATTGTTATTTTGCGGGATTCAATCTGTTTGGGATAAGGCAAGCGATATAGGCAAGGCCGATATTCTATTAATTGATGAGTGCCATGGCGTTTCTTATAGTGGTGAAAGGTGGTCAAAATTTCTTGATGATATGCACGTTATAAATCCTAATATGATTATTGTAGGGTTTACGGCAACACCTTACCGCATGGATAGCGGATTACTATGGACAGGCGAACCGCGTTTATTTAATGGCGTGGCGTATGAATATAGCGTTAAACAAGGCATAGCGGACGGCTATTTAAGTGATATTATCCCTAAGCGCATGGCAACAAAATATGACGTGTCAGGCGTTGGTAAAAGAGGTGGTGAATATATTGAAAGCCAATTACAAAAAGCCGTTAATCACGATGACTTAACCAATGCAGCTATTGATGAAATATTAGAATATTCCGTTGAGCGCAATTCAGGATTGATTTTTGGCGCAGGGGTTAAGCATTGCGAATCTATACAGCGCATTATGATTGAGCGCGGTGAAACATGCGGTATTGTTCTTGGCACAACGCCTGATGCACAACGTGATAAAACTATTAAAGCGCACAAATCAGGGGAATTAAAATGGATTGTTAATAATGCCGTTTTAACCAAGGGTTATGATAATCCTGCCATTGATGTGATTGCGGTATTACGTCCTACTATGTCCGCCGTTCTTTGGATGCAAATGGTTGGTCGTGGTTTTCGTATTGCGGATGGAAAGAAAAATTGTCTTTTATTAGATTTTGCACAGAATATAAATAATTTCGGTTTTATTGATGAAATGGTTTTTAAAGATAAAAAGCCAAAAGATGATGATTCTTTGGATGTACCACCAATGAAAGAATGTGAAAAATGCGCGACTATGTGCCATGCGGCTTTGCGATTTTGCCCTGAATGTGGCCTTGAATTTCCGATTGATGATACACCAAAGCATGAAACAAAAAGCCATGATGGTGCTGTTTTAAGCACTCAACGCATTATTGATGAATGGATTATTGATGATGTTCGATGGGATGTTCATAGCAAGCCAAACAAAACACCATCTTTAAAAGTGACATATTATTCAGGTCATAATCGGGTTAGTGAATGGGTATGCCTAGAGCATACAGGATTTGCACGAACAAAAGCGGTTAAGTGGTGGAAAGATAATACCGATGGGAATAAATGCAAAGACGTAAACCATGCAAATAATTATTTAAAAGGCGTTCCTGATACCGTCGGTTATGCGATGCAGTTTGAACGCACTATGATTAAACCTGCCGCTATTCAAGTGACGAAAGAGGGCAAGTATGACCGTATAATGGGGCGTAGTTTTGAAGTATTGCAAGAAGTTGTTCAAGACCAGACTCAACATTATTCGCATGAACAAGATGACTGGGATGACCTGCCTTTTTAAGCCATAAATCAAATTTTACTTGTGAGGGTTGTAGTTTATTGTTACCTACTTTTAATTCAATAAAAATAGTGCGTCCTTTATCGAGCAAAATAATCAAATCATGGACACCCGCTTTAACGCCCATGGCTTTAAACTTTGCGCCTTCACGTTTTGACCTTAATCCACCATTAGGGACATGAAAATGCATGATTTTTTTTTCACGTAACCAGTCACAAAGTTTATATTGAAGGTAGTCTTCTTTTATCACTTCCATGATTCAACATCATTTAAAAAATCATCCCCGCGCCCCTGTTTTGCGGCCTGAATGTATTTTGACAAAGATAATCGAAATATGTCACAAAATTTTACTTTTTTGACTTCTTTGTACTCCCTGTATAATTCTTCTTTTATTTTTATTGTTATAAGTTTCATTTATTTTCTTTTTAAAATATATATTTTTATTGTTGACATCATTATAATAATATATATTATAGTTATTGTCAACAAGATGAAAGGACGAATTAAAATGAAAACATTATCAATATTATTAAGCGCACCATTCGCGGTATTTATCGCGTTAATGATTGGGGGTGTCTTGTGAAAATACCATTCTTAAACATATGGGTTACGCGGACGGATTGGGAAACAATACTTATACTTGAAGAAAACGCGGCTGACTGTTTTGTTCAAAAATTAAATGAAACTATAATTGAGCAGGCTAGAGAAATTTATAAACAATCAGAAACATACACCGATAAATCAGGCCGATTAAGATACCAACACAATGGACAATTTGCACCTGATGACCGCAGTAAATTTAAGCAGGTACATGACAAATTACGCGCCGAGGTTAATAAGCCAACGGATTGGAACAAATTAAAACAAGCAGTAAAAAATGAGGAGTTTGAACGATGAAAACATTTAATAAAGTAAAGAAACAAAAATACATAGACCGCGCAGTTCTACACCGAAAAGCTGATGAAATTGTTCAGGGTTTGTATTATGAGGGTGGTAAAGGTTGCTGTGTTGGTTGTCTTGCTCACGCAAATGAAAATGCACATGAAGAATTAGAAAAGCAAACAGGAATACCAGAATGGCTGTCAAGAGTTGCGGATACCCTGCATGAGGGATTACCAGATGGTGAATACCAAAAATGGCCTGAATTATTTGTATCTTCTGTTCCTAAAAATACAACCCATGATGATTTTCTTTATAAAGTAAAAGCACCATTTATTGTTTTTGTTTTAAAATCTAATTTAGAAAATTTTGACCATGATAGACACCCCGATGTATTAAATGCGATCAATGGTTCTATAGAATTATGGGAGCGTGATGATATT